CATATGGTTCTTCTCGTGCCGGGTTAGCGTGCACAAAATCATGGATGATGGGTCCTTGGAGTGGATATAACTCCTCTGACACAATTCCTGGAGGTACCCTTGACCCCATCCAAACCTTCTCTGAGCATTGTTCTCAGTTCTTTGTATCTATATGGGCGTTTTTGATGTCCTTCTTGGAAGGCACTCGTCTCTTCTTTATTGAAGGGACCTTTAACGCAGCAACTTTCACTCGTTTGTGGAATGCGTTCTATGAGTATACATGGAGTACCGAAGTGTTTGGTATTACATTATTGACATGGATTTCGCTCATTATCCTTGTCTGTCAGGTTGCCGTAGTTTATTTTATTGGCAAGAAAACGTCCTTGCGACATCTACTTCCTGTAGTGCTTGCTTCGTTTCTTCTGACACCATACTATTTAAGTTTGCAATTTTTAACACTTTTCTTAAGTGTTATAGTTGAACCATTCACAGGTGACTTTGTACTTTGGCCACCAGTGATAATAACAAGTCTAAATTTTGCAATTAATGTGCTCGGTGCACCTTACTTAGTATTTCATGCCGTTATTCCCTGTGCTATTATTCTGTCCCTTTATTGGCGACATTTGAACAAGCAGACAGTTAACGAGACCTCAAGAAGTGAATCAGATTGGAGAGCCGCTATGGTTATCCCTGCTTTTATTGTATTGTGGTATTTGTCCCGATGGAGTCAACAGGTAGTCTTAGGATTAGTTATTTATATTTTTCTTCGCTACTTGTATGTTATGGCTCGCAAGCCGCTTTGCACTGAAACTACTAGTCGTACTGATGATCGTGGTAATAATGTCAAAGTCAGTTATACCTATGTTTATCGAGGTATCACCGGGATTACGTTTATTGATAGATATCTCCATGCTTTTCTTAACATTGGTCTAGGTGATGATAATTCGCACCAATATGATGCTGAGATAGAGCGTATTCTTGATAAAAAACGTAGAAGTGATGAATATGAAGCCAAACAGGCAGCTAAACCCAAGAAGTTGGGATTAGGTATGTCTGGTGCTCCAACTGCCTCTAATCAACCCTACGTTCCTAGTAAGGTTTCCTTGAAGCAAATGGCAGCAATGGTTAATAAATCAAATAAAGCTCCTCCGGCAGCTCCTAAAGCAGTGCCGGCCGCATTTTCCTCAGCGGTAGCATTTCCTGTACCGTTTGCTCCCTCTCCACCTCCAGTGGCCCCAGTTGTTACCCCTAAAAAGGTGACATTCAAGCGTGAGGCGCCTGAGCCATTAACTGCTGGTGAACTACAAATCTTGGCAAATGCAAGTGGTGTAGTTAAAGGAAAGACCTCATCCTACCCAATGCCTGTAGATCTTGAATTCACACCTGAAGAACTTGATGTTCTCAGTTCTAGTGATGAAAAGTCATATACAAGTAGTAGTGATGATGAATTCTCTCGACCTATGATCCTAGATGAAGATTGGTGTGTACCTGATGGTTACACTGAAGCTGAGTGGGACAAAGGTAGAAAGAATGGTGATCCACGATATAAAAACGAAAGCCCTTTCCCCCGTCCTATGCAACAAAATATTCCCCTCACGTGGGAGGCTACTCAACAGCCAGGTTTTGTTTGGACGATTGTAACAAAATGTAAGCAATCCCCCCGAGTTGATAATCCTTTTATCGATATCGGTATGAAGGATGTCATTAAGCTCTGGAGAGCTGATGGCTCTGATGGTGGATCAGCTTATCCTGCTGAGAACAGGATTGTAACAATTAATCATAACCGTGTATTAGATGGTAGTACAACTCCAGAAGTGTTGTACGGTTCAAGACCATTTATAGATCCTAGCACGAAGGTACTCTTGAAGCACATAAAAACAATTGGACGCAACGAGCTCTATGAAGTTCCTATGTTGTGGTCTGGTAATGCTAAGGACGGTGCTGGTGTTTTGGTCCCAAAATTGAATTTTGGTCGACTCAAGCCCTGTCCTGATTCAGGAGTGTGTATGATTGTTGGATTCCCACAAAATCCGCCATTTGGCAAACAAGGTGAACTTGTTGCGTCAATCGGAAACTTTGTGAGAACCCCTGGAACTGACTTGTGCAAATCAGAGTATAGTTCCGACTTCGGCATGAGTGGTGCTGGTGTATATATCGAAACAGCTGGAAAGTTCGATCGAGATATTATTGGCACACACGAAGGCTCTGGTGGTTCGTTGAATGAGTTTAGGTGTTGGACACAAGAACTCATAGACGAATCTCGCCCGAAACCGAAGAATCAAGACCTTATGCAGCAGATTGAGGCTCTCAAAGCTCAAATAGCTGCTCTCTCTCTTCCTTCCCCTATTGACCCCAAAGAAGTCATGGAAATGCCCCAACGTAAAGAAAAGGGCAGAGGTAAGAATAAAAGTGGTGGTCGTGGTCAAATTCGCGCCGTCACGAAGAAGATGAGAAAAGACCCGGTTAGTGGAAAGACTGGTTTTGTTCGTACCAAATTTTTCTCAACAAAACTCAACGATTGGGTTGATTATGGTGAGATGGAGCGTGAATACGCTAACTTTTGGGATTATATGGAACACCAGGCTGATCCTGTCTACCAGCCGGAGGACCCCATTGCGTACAAGAAAGCAATGCGGGAGTGGATGAAACATGAATATGGTGACCGTCCTAATTATGATGAGTATCCCCAAGATTACACCGATAGAACTTTTTGGATTCCTGAAGAGGAAGACTTAACTTTTATACATAGTGTGTATGATGAGGAGGCCACAAATTGGGAAAAACGTGAACGCGTTAAAGGTCGCTTTGTTGTTGATGATGAAGATGAACCCCGGTCTGATGATAATGACGATGGTTACCAGAGTGAAGCCCCTAAAAGGAAAGTAGCTCTGGAAACTCCAATGACTGAGAAGATTTTTGCCCAGATGCAAAAGCTCTATAATA